GCCCCTGATTTAGTTTTATATAGAAATGCAGGTGCTCCTGTAGATGAAGATACGTTAGGAGTTGTTGAATTTAGAGGTAGAAATGCTATTGGAGGTGGTGGTGCAAACACGGCTGATATTAGTTATGCTGGTATCTATGCTAGAGTAGTAGACGCAAGTGACCAAGAGTCACAACTAACATTCTCTACAAATAAAGGTAATGGAACTGGAGCATTTGGATCAGCTGTTAATATTCAGTCAATAGGATCTAATAACAATTATGCGGGTGCGATGGTTATTAATCCATCAAGTGATTTCCAAATACCAACACATAACTTAGATGTTAATGGTACTGCACACTTTAGTGGAGCTGTAACTATTCAAGGTGATCTGATTGTATCAGGAAACCAAACAACCAAAAATTCTGAGGTTGTACTAATTGAAGATAATATAATTACTCTTAACAGCAATGAAACTGGTACTCCTAGTGAAGATTCTGGTATTGAAGTAGAAAGAGGATCATCAACTAATGCACAACTATATTGGGATGAGTCAACTGATAGATGGTCACAAAGATTAGCTGGAGGCACAGAATATGCTTTACATACAAAACAACATGATATAGCATTAGGAACTGATACTTCTGGTAACTACGTAGGTAATGTTACTGCAGGTACTAATATATCTATTAGTGGTTCTGCAGGTGAAGGAACCTCACGTGAGATCAGTGTTACAGGTCTTGATAACTATGGTAGCTGGAACTTAAAAG